GACATGGTGTTCACAGACCCACCCTACGGAGTAAGCTATGCAGACAAAAACAAGTATCTTAATGCGATTTCCCCTGGAAATCGCATTCAAACAGAAATAAAAGGAGACCATAAACCAATAGAAGAACTTAAAAAAGATGTTATACTACCTGCATTCAAAAACATAAAAGAAATTCTAAACGAAAAAGCATCATATTACATAACAGCACCACAAGGCGGTGATTTACTGATGATGATGATGATGATGATGCAAGAATCAGGACTTACACTACGACACATGATTATATGGGTTAAAAACAATCACGTTCTTGGAAGAACAGACTACAACTACAAACACGAACCAATATTATATGGTTGGATTAATACTCATAATTTTTATGGAAATGGTCAACATAGGTTCAGCACTTGGGAAATTAATAAACCACATAAATCAGATTTACACCCAACAATGAAACCAGTAGAACTAATAGTAAATGCTATAAAAAACAGCAGCCAAAGAGACAACATAATAATAGATTTATTCCTAGGTAGCGGAAGCACACTAATAGCCTGCGAACAAACACAACGAACCTGCTACGGCATGGAGATAGACCCCCGTTACGTGGACGTCATCATACAACGCTGGGAGAACCTCACAGACGGCAAAGCCACCAAAGTAGAGCCCACTGCGGCAACACCCGAGCAAGCTAACGACACACCCAAATAACGCAATATGGCGCAAAAAACAGACTACAGCAGGATAAGCATCCCAAGCGACAAGGACCCTAAAAACTATACGTGTACGGAACGTAGAGCCTATGAACACACCCTACTGATGCAGGAGGGGACGTTTGATGTTTTGCACACCATCAAGCTAGGCTTACACTTCGGGGTTAATCCGAGTACTATTAGTCGGGATCGGACGGTTCTCGAGGATTACGTGTTCGAGGCTTTCAACAAGAGTAACATACTTCCTGAGGTGATTACTACGAAGCGGTGGGCTGTTAAGGAGGCTCGGTCGGCGGGTGATTATGCTGCGGCGGATCGTGTTAGTGATAGTATTTTGAAGATGGCGCAGGATTTGGGGATTTTGGATAGGGTGGCTGATAAGTTGGAGTTGGAGACTCGGGACAAGTCGCTTGAGGATATTCTGAAAAACAAGAAGAAGGTGGGTAAGAGTGAGTGAGCATGGGTTTTGTGGGAAGCACGAGTGTGTTGACGGATTCTTCTACGATGTCGACGCAGACAATGTGTGTCTGGGTTGTAAAAAGAAACTAAAAATCATAGTTATAGGATGATGCACGATGCAAGACTCAGCGGACTACCTGAACAGCTACCTCCAAGACAACTACAATGAAACGGAATACCACCGGCTGCTAAAATACCCTGAAGAAGACCTCGCCAAGAGCATAGCCGCCACAGACTTCTCCTTCTTCTGCAAATACTACCTACCACACTACTTCAACAAGCCGTGGAGTCCCATGCACCGAGAGCTGATACGAGACATTCAGCCCATGCCGTTCATGGAACACGGCGACAAGATAGCTCGCGCAAGCCCCCGAGAATCAGCTAAAAGCACTCTCACCGTCACCGGACAGATTCTATGGCGGACGTGCAACAACTACGGAAACTACATACAACTGATCAAAGACACGGGACCCCAGTCCGAGCTGGATCTCGGAGGTATCAGGGAAGAACTAGAAGACAACGACTTGATCCATCGGGACTACGGGAACCTCGTGGGTAAAGACAAGTGGGGTCGGTCTGAAATCCTCACCAGCAACGGCATCCTTATTCAGTCGCTCGGCGCGGGAATGAAGATACGTGGGCGGAAGTACCGGCAGCACCGACCCGACCTGATCATCCTTGACGACATTGAAAACGAGGAGAACACGAACACGCCAGACCAGCGGAAGAAGCTGTACGACTGGCTAACCCGGGCGGTGTTGAAAGCAGGCAGCACTAAGACCGTCTACTTCTTCATCGGCACGATCCTGCACTACGACAGCCTCCTCAGCAACATACTCGTCAACCCCGGCTGGAAAGCCAAGAAATACCGGGCGGTCATCGACTGGGCGGATGACAAACGCCTCTGGGATCAGTGGAAGACTATCTACGTCAACATCGACGACATAGACCACAAGGATAACGCTCGAGCATTCTACACAAAAAACAAGGATGCCATGCTAGAGGGGTCTAAGGTACTCTGGGGGGAGATGCACGACTACTACTTCTACCAGACCAAGATCATCGACGAGGGCAGGGAATCATTCGACAGCGAGTACCAGAACGATCCAATCAGCCTCGACGACGCTTTGTTCAAAGTCTTCAACTTCTACAGCGTAGAGGAACGCCCCACCGGACTCGACGACTCATACGAGTACTGGCTTGTCCCGCCAAGGCAGACAGACGAGATAAGAACCACGCTAGGTTTCGACCCGGTACGGCTCATGGACTGCACGCTCTACGGATCCTGCGACCCGAGCTTGGGGAAAACCCAGAAGTCAGACTTCAGCGCGATCATCATAGGCGCGCTCACACCCAAAAACAGGTTGTTTGTTTTAGACGCGGACATCCAGCGGCGTCCCCCCAACATCATAATGGACGACATCTTCAAACTAGTCCTCAAGTACAAGAATCTGGGGATGGACTTCGAGCAGTTCGCCGTGGAGTCCGTAGCCTTCCAAGAGTTCTTCAAGGATCAGGTGGCGGAGAAGAGCATGGAGCGGGGATTGTTTCTACCGGTCACTGAAACGAAGACGGCGACCCGGAACAAGGAAGCCCGTATCCAGACGCTACAGCCGGACATTACTAACGGCTACATCATGCTTAACAAGAACCACGATAAGCTAATAAACCAGCTACGCTACTTCCCTAAGGCGGCGCACGACGACGGTCCGGACGCGCTCGAGATGCTGCGCGACATAAGCCGGGGGGGGAAGGGTTTCGTGATGGAGCCGCTAGACCTAGAATGGTTATAAAGTATCGCAATAAAAAACCTGTGCGTATTTAAATAACAAAAAACAAAGAAGATATTGCTTTAGTCACAAAGTAGACCACCTCTTGATCGGCGGGGGGCGACCTACTTTTAAACGGACTCTACAAGAAGCAATCTATGGGAGGATCGCTTGTAGGGGATGAGGGGCACTGCCCATTCATACTAACCACATCACTCAAAAAAAGGAGTGTTCGCTTTGCTAGATAGCGAACCCATCCAAACCAAAATGCCTCCCGCCGTAGGATTCAAGAATCAGGTAGCGAAATACCAGCAGATAGTCAACCAGTCTCGTATCACGAAGCCGCCCCTTAACCCGCAGTCTCAGAACCCCAACCCTGTCCTGCGAAACCAGATCGACCAAGCTCATTCTCTAATAGCAACCGGCGACCGTGATGGATTAACCTACCACGGAGACATCAAGCAGATAAGCTACGACCCGAGAGACATAGTCAACAAAGCCCGGGTCCCGGACTTCCTATACCGTCCTCTTTACGGCAGACCAAGATACATCAACATTCCAGAACTACGCCGGCTCGGGACCACGCCGACAGCCGGCTTATGCGTCCAAACGATCACAGACTACATAGGGGGTCTCGACTGGGTGATACGCTTAAAGGATCGTGAGGCGGAGCCTAACGCAGCCCAAGACCGTGCGATCGAGGAGGTTACTGAGCGCGTTCAAAACCCGAACAGGAACAAGGAGACTTTCCGCGACATCAGGCAGAAGCTCGTTAGGGACATACTACACGTCGACGCCGGCGTGACGGTTAAAGTATTCGACTTCGCGAGCTACGTGGACGGCAACCCGACCAAAGCCCTCCTGCCTTTAGGGCGTAGAAAGATGGTGGAGTACCACGCCTACGACGGGGGCACGTTTACTAAAAGCCCTAACGAAAACGGTCTACTACCCGACCAAGAATCATATTATCAGTACAGTTACCACACTTATTCTTCGCCAACACCCTTCGCACGGGACGAGTTGATATGGATGGAGAGAAACCCTCGGACGGACCAAATCTACGGCATAGGCGCGGTAGAAATGGCGTTCGACGTTATCAGGTACGAAGTCTTCGGAGTCACCTCCGGAATCGACTTGTTCACGAGAAAGAACGTGCCTAAAGGAATCCTGTCTGTCATAGACGCGAACCGGCAGCACATCAGGGAGTTCGCCTCGAGGCTGAAAGACAAGACGCTGATAGTCGACGAGTCAACCGACGAAGCCCGTTGGAGCAGCGAGAACATTCCGATCGTAAACCAGAAGGCTGAGTTCATAAAGCTCGAGCTTGAGCCTGAAACCATGCGGCTGCTAGAGAGCCAGCAATGGTACATCAAACTCATATTCGCCTGCTTTGGTATGACCCCGGTAGAGGCGGGTTTCACCGAAGACAGCAACCGAGCCACCGCGATCGTGGAGAGTGAGAGCTTCAAGAAAAAAGCGATCTTCCCGGTGGCTGACCTGATCGAAGAATACTACAACAAGGAACTCATACCCGAGTTCGGCTACGACTTCCTCGAGCTGGCGTTCATCCACAAAGACATTCAGGATGAGATGCGGCAAGAACAGTTGTGGGGTGACTGGCTGAAAGACGGTCGACGGTCTATAAACGAGTACAGGCGCGAGAAGGGGCTGGATGACGTCGCTTGGGGTGATCAGCCGTACCAAGGTAGTGATTTCGGAACCGACGGCGAAGACGGTATGAGGAGCATGTTCCGGGATCAAGAACAACAGGGGCAATAAAAAAAAAATGGTGGTGACTTCGGACCCGGTAGTGCCGAAGGAGTTTGAGTTTATGACTCCGATCGGTCTTGAAGACAAGCTGGTAGAGAGCCTGCAAGACTGGCTCGACCAATCACTAAACAGTATTCTAAAAACAATACCCGAGTACAGTCGCGCCCGGGTGAGCCTGAAAGCATTCACAACCCGCAACCTCATGAGCGACCTGAACAACATTCTTAATCCTCGTAGGATAGAAGTTCTTGTGAAAGGCATCGTCGCGATCATATTCGACAGGGGGCATGATAGCGTTGAGAAAGACCTCGGCGTGAACATAGCACACAACAAGGCGTTCAGAAACCTAGTTTCAGACCAGTCCTTCAACAAAGTCAAGGGTTTGAGCGACGACCTCGCGACAAAACTCAGGGAAGACCTGTTGAAAGGCTGGCAAGCCGGCGAAGGAATCACGGAACTCAAGAAGAGGGTCAAGACGGTGTGGGGGAACAAGAATATTACTGACGCCCG